GCACCGCCGCCACCGCCGCCTACACCTGTACCTGGTTTGTATTCCATACCAAAGTCAAACTGTAAGTTTTGTAAGTCGGGCACACGGTCAAATGCTTTGTCTGTGGCGTCAAATCTATCTCTATCTGTGGGATCTGTTTTTTGTCCTGATATTTTTGTTTCTAACAATGTGTTTAAACTTGCTACACTAAATGTTATACCTGTTGTGTTAAATCCTTCTGGTAAGTTAGTATCTTCTTGTAGTTGAAAGTTTGATATTACACCTTTAAAACGTGTAAACACTTGTCCTGATATGATTTCACTGTTACTGGTGTGGAAGAATCCACGTTTTAGTGTAACATTACCACCTAATATAGGTGCTTCTAACACTCTTGTTATGTAATTTGTTTCTGAAGGAATACCACTTACTGATATGGTAATATCACCTTCTGTTGCTCTGATTTCATCTGTAAAGTCTGTGACATTTAGCAATATACCTAATTCATTGTATGTATCTGAACCTATTGTTACAGGTGTGTAAGCATTACTGATATGAAATACATTACCACCTACTTCTAGGTCAATAAACATTGCATGACTTATGTCTGCTTGTTGTACACTGGTTATTGTTGTTGCCATTACTCAATTATCTCTATCAAACTAAAAGCACTATCAAATGCTAACAGATCATGTGGATACACACGATATTCTGGCTTATCTAACATTTTGACCCTAAAAGTCACAGCAGAACCTACTACAATACCTTTACCACTTACAGTATAACTGTCTTGTGCTATAAAAGGTCTGTGTATAGGTACAGTAACACTACTGCTATTCCATGCTACATCACTGGTTACTCTATAAGGATATCTATAACTGCTACCTAATTGTATAAAGTCACCTTTCTTGAATGCGTTAGCAGGTGTGCCTGACACACTACTGGTATTCAAAACAATACTACTACCACTTGCACTGGTTACAGTTATTTGTCCAATTTGACTGGCATTTGCGGCACCTTTGAATGCTGTGATATAACTTAAATTTGTATTTGTTGTACCTATATCTATGCTTTCTTCTGTGGTTATATCTAGTCTATCTATTTCTTCAATTAGGTCTCTGTTTTCACTGAAACGTAAAGCATCATGCATGCCTACTTCAAAGTTAAAAGGTTGACTTGTAGGTCTTGTGCTGGTAAGCACTCTACCACTTCTTGATAGTGTTTGTCCAGCAGTTTTTGTTCTGCCAAACTTTATGTATGTTGCGTTATCTATTATTGTTTGTATTGACATTATTGTGGTAACCTCCTTCTACCTGCTTCTGTGACAGCAAATATAAACTCAGGGTCTTTTGCTACTAAGGCCTGAAAACTTTGGGCATCTACTGCCTGTATATTGTAATTAACAGTTGTGCCACCACCCATACCTAATGCTTCGTTTGGTACTATACCACCACTTTGTCCTGGTACAAATAGTTCTGGTCCACGTTCACCTACAATGTATGGTCGGTTTGCCATTACTGGTCCACCGTCTGCTTTGAATAATCCAAACAGTCCACCACCTGTAAGTCCACTTACGGCACCACCTGCACCAAAACTTACACCAAATAAACTTCCTAGTATTGGCTGTATTATTGCTAAACGTAATGCGTCTGCTATAAGTTGTACAACTAATTTTTTAAAGAAACTTTGGAATGCTTTTGCGGCACTTTCTCCTTCTACTAATGCTGTTGCCAAGTCTTCACTTAGTGCCTTTTGTGCTTGGCCAAATGTTTCTAAGAAACTTCTTAAACCTTCTTGCTCAGCAAATGCTTCATCAATTTGATCAATAAGTGGTATAATTTCTTCTACTGTTAGACCTAACTCTTTAAATTGTTCTTCGATTAATTTTACTGCTCTGTTATATTCATCTTGTGTAATTAAGTTTTCTTCGAATGCTACTTTAATAACATCAACAGCATCAGCAAATCTCAATAATGTTTCTATGTTACCGCCTATAGCAGTATCAATGATTTGACTACCTTGTGAAAATTTTTCAAACATTACAAGCAAAGGATTTATTCCTAAGATCGATGATAATTTATTACCAAAATCTGTAAGACCTGTGTCTGTAAATAATGTTAAGGCATCTCCTGCCGTACCTAAATTAATTTTTGTATTTCTACCAAATTCCTTACTGGCTTCATCTATTCTATCTAGTTCTGCTCTTATCTCAGCACCACCTGTTTCAAAGTCTGTTACCAATTGGTTAACAGCATCTCTGGCTGTGGTTACAGGAATAAATGTACCGAGTCCTTCTGATACATCATCTATGGCAGACATACCTTCTGTTCTTACACGGTTTGCGGCATCGTTTATGTTTAAAAAGAACTCTTCTACACTGGTATCATCACTAACTAATGCTATTAGTTTACCTAGTCCTATACCAACAAAACTAATTGCTTCTATAATACCAGCAAATGCTTTTACAACTACATCTGCTACTACTTTAATCTGTTCTCCAAAGTTTTGTTTTATGCCTTGTGCAATACTTTTGGCTGTTGCGCCTATGCTTAAAATAATATCTACTACTGTTGCCGCACCCTTTAAAAATGCTTTGAATCCGTCTAGTGCGTTTGTGCCTATGGCTTTTGCAAACGCCATTATTTCTTCTTTGTTTTCTCTAAAACGTTCTACAAGTGTGTTTAAAAAAGCAGTTGCTTCTGGTCTAAATGCGTCACCTATTGCTTTTTGAAATAGTGTTAAGGCATCTCCTGCCTGAGAAGTAGCACCTGAAAATGATGTGTTTAATGTTTGTGCTGAACCTTCAATACTGTCACCAAATTCTCTAATCTTTTCTATTGTTTCTTCTATGCTGACTTTTACGCCTGCTTCAAATCCTGCGGCTGCCAATACACCTTTTTCTCTGAATACATCGGCGGCACCTGCACCAGCACTAAATGATCTTTGTAATTGTCCTGCGGCTACTTCAAATGGTATGCCAAAGTTTGCGGCTATATCTGCCGCCAATTTGATGTTGTCTTCTAGTTCGCCAATGTTGTCACTGACTGTTGCTAATGCTGGGGCGGCTCCTGATAGTTCTTCAAAAGCAAAGGGTAATTCTTCTGCGGCTTCTGTTATAACTCTTAGTGCGGCCGCACCTCCTTCAGCACTACCAATAATGTTTGTTAGTGTTATTTGTACATCTTCAAACTGTGAACTTACTCTGAGTGAACTTGACAAGCCATCTACTGCAGATTTTACAGCAATAAATCCTGCGGCTAATGGTGCCAATCTTGCGGCTAAACCTATTACTGTGCCTGTTGCTACTTTACCACTTGACCCAAAATTTTGTAAAGAACCTTTTGCTTTACCTAGTTTGCTGTTAAAGTCTTTACTGTTTAAGGTTAAGGTTACTTCAATATTCTTTGCCATTTAACTTCCTATCTTTCTAACTTGATCTGTGATCAACTTATCTATTTCTTTTGTTGCTGGCTCAGTAAAACCACCTGGAGCCTGTTGACTCCATCCTGTGTCTAGTCTGTCTGCATAAGGATATCTTGATCCTATTACTGAATTGTTTTTTTCTAATCTTGTTTTACTTCTTGCGTTACCTGATTTTACGGGTGTTCTGCTTTTGAGAAAAGGAAATGTTTTTTCCATAACGAATTGAGGCATATCTTCCAATTCCTTAAACATCTCTTTTACTTCTCTATCATTTACTGTAACTTTTCCCATAATATTCTTCTGCTAATGCGTCTACCTGTGCTCTATTATAGAATTCAGGAGGCAACGGTTTATTTTGTTGCTTGTAACTATTTACTACTTCTGTCATTACAGCAACATCAAACACCATCATATCAAACGTATCACCATTTGCTAAGATACTGCTTGGCAACGATCCATACCTTTTGGCCATTGCGTCAATCATTAAAATATAGTTAGTTACTGGCGATTCTTCTTCAATACTATGGGTTGTTACTTTCCCAATGTATCGCCAGCCACCTTAATACATTCTGTTACAACATCCATAGGTAATTGCAAGCCATCTTTCATGACTTGTTCACCTTCTTTGTTTAGTATTACTGTTTGTAGAATATGTATTATACTACCTGGATCATTTTGATCAAAGTTTGCCAATTTGGCAAACACATCTAGTGGTTGTCTATCATACATGTAAAACTCTAATGAGTCACCGTACTTTTCAACGATTGTTTCATCGTCAATTGTTAATTTTACTAACTGTGGTTTTTGTGCTAGTTGACCTAACTCCATATCTTTACTCCTTTGTATCTTTAGTTTGTAAGTAATGTACAGCACTTAGGACAAATCCTAATCTGCTATGTACCTTATCTATATCTCTGTAAGCACACTTCAATTCGGCCTGTGCTTTAGCCATTTCCACCTCAAGACTCTTCAGAATCTCCTTTTCCGTGTGGTTCTGCCATATCTTCATGTTTTTCTACCTTTGCATCTTTGTGTTTCTTTGACTTGCTGTCTGGTAATTCAATGCCATGTTTTTTAGCATATTCATCCATATCGACTTCAACCATTTCACCGTCTACTTCTACACGAATCATACGTGTTTCCTTAGTCCAGTTACCATGTTCATCAAAGTTCCTTAAAAATTTGTGTTCCATACCTGCTCCTTAAAAGTACTCCCCCAAACTAATGGGGGGTACTATACTATTTATTGCTAGACTGTTGCTTTGGTCAGATCACCATCAACCTCAATAGTTACAGGGGTAATAAATACCGCCGCATCTTGAGAGGCAGTTGGAGCCAAGCCACTTAAAAAGCCTGATCCTTTAAGATATGTGGATCCAGAACCTGTGCCTTCAAAAGCCACACTAAAGAAGACTGTTGTCTTGTCGTTCTGTGTTCCAAATAATCCATCATTAGCAATTTTATTAGTCGTATTGGATGCGCCAAAGAATACATCTTCATCTACTAAACAGTTCAATGAGATCTGGTTAGTTGATGGAGTAGTAAATGCTTTTTCACTTGATGAGTCTAGAGTTTTATATCTAACTACACCTGTGGAAGCATTAACTGTGATGTCTTGCATAAATGGAACTTCAAGTCCATTTGATACTCCTGGTACAGCCAATGGTGCTGTATTACCTAATGTAAGGACTGCTTTTTGTCCTGCTGTTACGTTCATTACTGCCATTGGTTTCTCCTATTGTTATACAGTTAAAAATCTGAAATCAAAATTATATGTAATATAATCTAGAGTGATTTCAGTATCAACCTCACATTCTTTAATGTAAGGTCCACTTACTCCTAGTCTTTCTGCTACTACAGTATCAACTATTGTGTCGATATCTGCGGGTTGATTTTTGGCGTCTACTGTCAAAAATGCTGTTACAGTGGTCTCCGTTTGTGTTACATCATTGCCATCAAGTGTGCTGTAAAGTTCGGTAACATCTTTGTTATCCTGATCTACGTACACATGCTTTTTGTTTTTGATGTACAACGGTTCACCACCTGAGTTAAAAGGCAGTTCACTGCTAACCGACACATTACTTGTGGATAAGTTAGCAGTTAAACCTGTGACTAAAGTATCTCTAATCGCCATTATCTAACTCTTGTAATGTTACTTCTACCTCTGGTCCTACGTGTTTGACGGAATCTTATCATTTTTTCGCCGTCACTCACAGTACCGTCACCTGACTGATCGTACCAATCAAATATATCCAGCAGTTCTCTGAATAAATCTTCGAACTTGCCTTCATAATATTGGATCTTCTGTACTTCAGCACTTTCTGGATTACCAAAATCGGCAATCTTGGGTAACAAGTATTCTTTCAATGTGTAATAAGCACACATGTCTGTGAAGTCACTTTTACGTCCTATGATATTTTCAGGTACAAAAGGTGGTATATTGTTTATATCACTATAACCAACACCTGCTGAACCTAAATATTCTCTCCATCTAGCACTAGCACGAATCTTTTCATTGATTCTGTTAGTGGCTTTTTGTGTAAGATCTTCGAGATAATTGTTTAAATTACCAGGGGCATCAGGAACATCTGTAAAGTTAATCTCATTGGCTTCAAATAGCCTTTGATCTTTGTCCTTTACGTCAACTGCTTCTGCGTAACTAATTACTGTTGATCCTGATAGTATAAATGCCATTACTCAACTCCTATTACGCAGATGCTATGCCTGAAGGTAAGTTGTTACTTCTAACGAATCTGAGCCCTACTGCTTGTCCGATTAGTCCTTCTAACAATGCTTGGTTTGCCAAGTCTTGTGAAATACCTGCGATTGCTCCGCCGGCAATACCACCTACACCGTTAAGTTCACTAGCAAGTTTAAGTTCTTGTGCTGGTGTTATAACTGCGTAGTAGAATCCACCTACGTCTGCTGGGGCATTTTGTGCCCTCAGATTAGCAACTGATTGTGAGAACTGTGCCAACGATGCTGTGGATGATCCCACACCACTTTGTGTAGCAACTGCTCTAATAAAGTTACTTCTGATCTGAGAAAATCCATTTCTTAATGTAGCCACAAAGTCGTGGTTGTCATTTTGGATATCGTTGAACATCTTGACTGATGGATCTCTCTTGATCGCATATCCCATTGCTTCATTACTGAAAACAACGGCTAAATCTGCGGTTGTAATTTCTGTGTTAGCATTACCATCGTTAGAAACGTTGATACCTGACATATCTGTTAGTGCTGATGTACCGCCTGAAAGCATTACTCTCATACCTTCTACGTCTGTTGCTTGTGCAATAGATCTTGAAAGTCTTGTAACTAATGCGTTTCTGACTGTGTCCATGCCACCGTCTTCAAGTGCTTCTTCAGAGATTGTTGAACCTGCTGATTTTTTGTTTACAGATAGTGTTACTGATGTTGGATTGAAATCAAACCCTGAATTAATTAGGTCTGCGTTATCCGATACACTCGTGTTACCATCTGGGTAGACGTTAGTCAATGGAATCTTCATCTGATTACCGATTGCGCCACTTAGGTTATATGAGTTTACAATTAATGAAGGATTTGGAAGTAAGACCGCATCATCATAATATGGAATAAGGTCTGCCACTACGTCCGCATATAGTTCATTAATTTGTGCTGTTGTTGTTGCCATAATTTTTCTCCTATATGGTTATTATCTGAGTGTCCTAGAGTTACCTATATCTCTATGACTTCTCATTTTATCTATATTCTTACGGATCATAGAATCTGTTATTTGATTCCTGTTTAATGATCTGTTAGTGTTTCGCAAATTGACAAATGCTGATCTGTACTCGGGATCTGACTTCATTCGACTTTCATCGACTCCTGTTGTTTTCCCTGAATCAACTTTTGCTGAATCCACGTCATAAGTGTCAACACCTTTTTTGGCAAATGGCAAACCTAGACTTTTACCAACTACTTCTACAGCAGTTTTATAGTCTGGCTGTTCACCATCAGTGGTAAGATAATCCTCACCATTCTTGATAGCAAATGTTTGCCCTTCAACTTGAAACATATCTCTGGCTTTCATTAAGTCTACCACAGCATCTTTTTGCTCTGGCTTCCATGTAGTAGGCATGCTTTCCTTTAGTGTACTAATATGCTCTCTTACAGCATAGTCTGTTTTGACTTTGCTTAACTCCTTTTGAAGTTCTTCAACTGTTTGCTCCCTTTTTTGAACAGCACTTTTTAGTGCTTCAACGTCTAGAGAATTACTCTCTGGAGATGCTGATCTCAGTTGGTTTACTACCTGTTTTACTTGTCCAAAGTTATCAACTTCCAAGTCTTGAAGTATTCTACTTTCTACATCCTTCTTGGCATTTACAGCAATCCTATCAGTTTCTTCACGTGTGTAAACACGTTTGCCATCTACATAGAATTTGCCTTCTTTGTGCTCTAGAGAAGGGCCTTTTGGTGCTTCTACTTCTTTTTCAGATTTTTGGTCTTGTACCTCAGTTTCTGTTACTGGTTGCACTGTTTCACCTGCAACTGGTGTATTTACATCTAGTCCTTCTGACATTGTTTTCTCCTTTTAGTCCCTGAGTGGGGTTATATTCAAGATATTATAGACCATTTTGACTGCTAGTACTATTAAGCAGTTCTTCTAATCTATTGCGTACCTTGTCACGCATTACTTCTTTTATTCCTGGGGCATTGATACTGTTTCTTTCTTCATAATCAACACCTGGGTTGTTCTTTTCTAGTTGTAGTTCATATTCACCATGAGATTTGAATGGCATGTGTATAACTGTGCCATCTTCTAATGTATGAGTATGTGTACCACTACCTCCTAGTTCTCTTGCCCTTGCTTCTGCTTCTGCAGATGTGGCAAATTCTTCTGCTACAAATTCTGTAACTGTACTTGTAACAGCACTAGGTCTTTCTAAGAATACACTTTCATATTTTTCATATGCATCTATCAATTGTGTCATTTCATGTATTTCATGCTCTAGTGCTCTCTTGTTGTATTGTCTGTTGTAACTAATTTTGAAGTCTTCTGGTTTCATTTGGTTTGTCCAATCAAAATACATATCGAACAATTTGCTTTCTGCGTTTTCTAAATTAGTTGCTTTCTTTCTGATCAGTGCCGCAAGTTTGTCATCAAATACTTCTATTTGATTGCCACTACGAGCACTTCTAATTAGATCTTCACTACGCAACATGGATATTTGCGTGAGTTTGTTTATTTTGCTGTCTATCAATTCTCTTATTTCTGATATTGCATCTAATGGTGGTGATGCAAATTGATACACAAAGTTCTGTTGGTCGCCAGTTAATCCGCCCTGGACTCTGATTACTGCTCCAGGTTCTGCTCCTACTTGCCCATCATTAAGGCTGTCTGTGGTTTCATCTACTACTAATGTTGGATGGGCACCATATGTTATTGCTGAATATATTTCAGCACTATCACCATATATGCTACGTTGTATTTGTGCTACATCAAATATTATTGTACTACCAATATTGCTGTGTACTTTTACATTTTGATATAGTGTAACTATTGGTATATATCCTAGTTCATTTACTTGTCTTATTCTAAATGTGCTTTCACCTACACTTTCTAGGTTTGCGTCATCTACTGGAGGTAAATAATCTTCATCTTCGCCTACAAAAATTGTGTCTATAAATTCTGGTGTAAGCACTCTATAAACAGCATGTTGTTCATTGTCTTCTAGTTTGATAACCATATCATCTAGTTTGAGATTGCCGTCTATGTCATATTTGTAACTCCAATTGGTTACATCTTCTGGGGTGTGTATTTTAAACTTGGGTATATCACTGCCTGTTGGTTTGTAACAACCTATGTGTAATACACCATATACTGTTGTGAGTATATCTACTTGGCTCATGAACTCTGCTAGTGTAGAGCCTTCTCCATCTACATCCTCCATGAACTGTTCCATTTCTGGTTGTTCGCCTGTGTTACGTTGTGGAGGATTACGAAACAGTATAGCATTATATTCACTTGCTATAAGTTTTACATAATTGTACACAGGTGTATTATCTATTTTCTCACTGTAAAAACTACCACCCAAATAGTCCTGTCCTTTTGTTACTTCATTTTTTGTGAGACCATGTTCTACTTTGGCTTTTGTTTTTGCCACGTATGAACCGTCTTCACTTCTTTCATATGTGTTTATGGTTTCACTAGGTGTATTGAGATCTACTTGATATGCTCTTAGATATTGAGCATCTTTGTATTCTGGTCCTGAGTGATATGAATTGATTGCTAAACGCCAGTCATCATAATACTTGTCGTATAATGAATGCGTGCCAGTTATATAGTCTATGTATTCTGACAATTTTTCTCCGTAAATTTATAGATGTTCAACAAAGTATTTATCAAATGTCTGCATAATATTGACAAATCGTGTGCAAAAAAGGTTGACTTGTGTGTGTAAATAGTGTATAATATTGCTTTACAACTATATAGGAAAAACAAAAATGTGGCAAATAATTACAGAACCAACAAAACAATGGCTAATTAGTAAACAGTATTGGAGTGACTATGAATGTGCAACTGCATACTGTGAAAGTCTAAATCGTGCATTACCCAATGTTTTCTTTGGTGTTAGAAGAAGAAGTGATAAATATTTACCTAATACGGAGAAACATGAGCAAGGACAAAATACTTAAAAGCAACCAAACAGTGAGAGTAGACTTCAAAAAGAAATGGGGTATTCGTTGCAACGACATTGCAGAAGCAGAAGGTGTTACACCAGAAGCCATTCGTATGCGTGTTAAACTGTTTGGTAACCCATGGCAAAGAGCCAAAAAGCCAAGCAAATTTGAAAAGAAATACGGCAAAACCATATTGCAAATAGCACAAGAACTAGGAGTACACCCTGTTACTATTGCAAGAAGAGAAAATTTATACGGTGATGTATATCATGTATCGCCACAGAAAAAAGACGGCACAGTCAAACACACTTGGAATAAAGGCATAAATCTTTCTGGCAAACACTGGAGTGAAAATCCAAAAAGTGGTTTTTATGGAGATAGGTGTGCTAGGCCATGGAAAATGAACAAAGATGACATCCCTAGATCCTAACTTACACATAATTGCAGGTGACACACAACAAATTGCCCGTAACCTTAACAGACTACAAGATCAAGAAGAAAACATATCTGCTGTAAGAAATGAATTTATAGGCAAACCAGAAGTATGTCACACATTGGCATCACACATAGTGAGACTACGCAGAAAACCCAAAGACACAGAACAACGTGAATTGTTTATGCATTTACTAGACAACTATGTAGATGTTCTATTAGAACACTATGATATACGTTGGTTGCTGAGCATTTGTGACACCTTAGTGGACATAGGTGACCCTATCACAAGTGCTACAGCAATGAACATAGTACAATGTATAAACAGATGTAACATAGACAGCACAATACTTGTAAATGTAGTAGACGGTAGATTAAATGAAAACAGATTGGCACAAGAAATAAAAGTGCCTACTTGGGGTGGTATGATCACAGCAGATATACCCTCAGGTGATATGATATACAACATGATGAATAGATTAGATAGTGTTGTAAGCAAACATGATTTACTTTGGAAAATATGGTGTGAAATAAAAAATAGAAGTAGACAGGACCAAAACATTGTGTTGAACCATTTGTGTTCAGCAAGTAGAATTAGATACCAAAGGAGTTTCTTTCCATGATAGATATAGTATGCTTCAGTTGGGGTCCTAAGTTTGATCCTGAATATGTAAACAATTTATACCATAGTGTAAAACGTAACACAACTGTAGAACACAGATTTATCTGTTACACAGACAGACCCAAAGGCATAGAGTGTGAAACAAGACCATTTCTAGTAGACTTGCCTGTGTGGTGGTATATCATAGGCCTTACAAATCCAGAACATGAACATCATAACAAAGTTGTATATATGGACCTGGATACTATAATCACAGGTAATATCGATGATATACTTAACATGGATGTACCATTTGCTACAATAAGTGATTTTGGTTGGCCCAGTGGCTTACAAACTGCTTGGATTATGTGGGATAAAACTGTACGTGATAATGTGTGGAAATACTTCACAAGCAAATACCAACCCAGTGAATATGCAGATTTAGATTGTGATTACACACAATGGGGTGGTACTAATCAGTTTTTAGAAGAGTGTATGGGTGTGGTTAGAATAAACAGGAATCCTGTACCAGCAATACAAGACGCACCGCCTGTGATACGTTTACAAAACAAATTTCCAGGCATATGTGTAAGTTACAAAGTAAATCAATTACATGCTATACAGCAGTTAGACAAACACATAAAGATGGTATTCTTTCATGGCAAACCTATGCCACATGAAGTAAGAAACATAGAATGGATGAAACAACATTGGAGAACAGAATGAAGATATTGATAACAGGTGGAGCAGGATTTATAGGCTCATATGTAGTAGAAAAATGTATTCAAAGAGGGCATGAGCCGATAATATTTGATCATTACAACAGACAAGAACAATATCCTTGTCCTGTTATACTAGGTGATGTACGTGATGAAGTTGCTGTAACAGAAGCAATGGCACATGTAGATGCTTGGATACATTTGGCCGCAGTATTGGGCACACAAGAAACTATTGATAATCCAAGACCTGCCGCACAAAGTAACTTAATGGGTGGACTTAACATGTTAGCCGCCGCAAAACAATACAACTTACCAGGCACATATATTGGTGTAGGTAACCATTGGATGAACAATCCTTATTCAATAACCAAAACAATGATAGAACGTTTTGTAAACATGTACAATAAAGAACACAACACCAAAGTAAACATAGTGCGAGCCATGAATGCTTACGGTCCAAGACAAAGACCTGTGCCACCATGGGGGGACAGCAAAGTAAGAAAGATTACTCCCTCGTTTATATGTAGGGCACTAGAAGGCTTAGACATAGAAGTATATGGCGATGGCAAACAGATATCAGATATGTGTTGGGTAGGAGATGTAGCACATGCCTTAGTTGTAGCAACAGAAAAAGCCGCAAAAGACATAGTGTTTCCAGAACCTGTAGAAGTAGGACCTTCACATAGCAAACAAGTAGGTGAAATAGCACACTTGATTGTACACTTAACAGAGAGTAACAGTAAAGTAGTAAACTTGCCAATGCGTCCAGGAGAAATACCAGGTGCCACAGTAAGTGCTGATGTAAACACACTAAAACATGTAGACATGACAGAAGCCAGTCTTATGCCAGTAAGTAAGGGCATGGAGATCACTATAGAATATTACAAGGAACTGTTAGATGCGAACAAAAAGGCCTAGAAAGTATGCAGTTATAAACAATAACGTGGTGCCTAAACCTGTGACTAAAAGTTATGAAAAGTTTTTAAAAGCCACATTGCCTGTGCGTGAAACACACAGTAAACTGCGTAACACAATCAAGCCCAAGCATGAAGAATAACGACTCACCTGATCCTAACATACAGTTTAAGAGACACTTTGTTAAAGTAGTTGAAAATTATCTCGAAGATCCCACAAACAAGAAACAGGCTAAATTAGCCAAAATAGTTACTCAAAGTATAGAACTAGATCCTGACTTGTTGTTGTGGTTTAATGCTATGTTCAAGTGGAGTAATGTAAGACCAATGGGTCTACATGTACAGTTTAGACATAATCCTAAAATACCTTCCTAGAATTAATTTCACTGCCATATCCAATTAAAATACATAATACAGTAAGTGGTATAAACCATGGGTGTATTAAGTTTAACATATGACCCCATAACAAACTTATGCCTGTTAGTGTAAATGTATTCATGGGTAACATGTTTGGTTTTTCTGGTGTTATCTTCATATCTTCTCCTCTTTGATTAGTTCTGCTTTTAGGCCACCGTAATGACCCATTGTGTCTCTCAATGCCAACACAATATCTGTTTCTGTGCCTGTGTAAGTGTAATCTTTTGTGAAACAAAAGTCACTGTTTGGTTTGCATTGTCGATACGTTATTGTGTATGTTCTACTCAGTTGTGAAACTGGTGCTTGATTGTTTTCCATCTTTATTAAGTATGCTCATGCTTTTTCTTGCTGGTAATAATTCACTTGACATAGGCTGGCTCATGCGTAAATTATCTGTGATATCTATAGTATCCATTTCACCTAATATGTTTATGCCTGCTCTTTCTAACAATGGTGCTATCATTAACATTTGGTCTAGTGCTGAATACTTTGGTCCTGTGTACTTCTTGTTCTTGCGTTTTTGTGCTTTGCGAAATCTTTTTTGTGCTAATTTATTTTGATTCATCTTTGTTTTTGTTGCCCCATATTCTATCCCAACCATCTTTGTATTCTTGTGAATTGTCTGCACTCACAATACCACTGCCTGGTTTGAAACCTTCTGACTTATCACGTTCACCACGTAAGAAAGGATTTTTGGCAATGATCTTTTCATTCTTAATCCATTGTGCTGAACCTTTTTTGGGTGTTTTTCCTGTGAATGCCATATACTAGTATTTATCTCGGCATAAAGCCTGAACGCCTTCTTGTTGGTGTTTTTACATCAAATCTCTGTTGTGTTAATGGGAACAGTTGCCACACACAATACTTTAGTGCATCAAACATGTGATCGTATCCACTAGTTTTGTCTGGTATCCTACTGCCTTCTTTGTAACTGAACTTGTTTAAACTGTCCAGTGTGTGTTTGCATTTAGGGTCAATGTGTAATTTTATTTCACCACTGGTACTGCGTAATCTACTGTTTACTGCGGCAATGGCATCCTTTACTGGCGGATTTATTTTGGGTGTGCGTACTTTAAAACCTGCATTGTGCAGTATGAGATGATCTGTTAAGCCTCCTGCACTGGTCTTTCTTTGATTACCTGATGCATCAGGATACACAAATATCTGGCGACCCACACCATATCTCAGTTGTATCTCTTTGCACATGTCATTTGTGCTGGCACCCATCAGCATGATTTCATCTATCACGTGCAAATGATCCTTCATCTGCAACATCACACATGCAGAGAAGTTGTCTGTGTTAAAGTCCATGCCTATGTGTAATGCATTACTGGATGATAATTCTGGTGCTGTTGCAATGTTCTCTTTGTCAAATGCATAAGCAATAATACCTCTGGCATCTTCAAATGTGGCATTGTACTCTTGATTGAATGTTCTTTCATCCAAGTCTCTTTTGGCGGCTTCTATTTCTTCTGGAGGTACTTGCCCACCATTCAGTGTGGTGTATGTGTGACTGCTCCAATCATCTAATGCACCAGCATTGTTGTATATCTCCCAGAAGTGATTACGACCAAATGGTGTACCAATGAATAGAGCATGTCCACCTGTGTCCGATAAAGTGGGTCTCAATACACTATAATAAGTTTCTGGATCCATTGAAGCAAACTCATCAAATACTATGAAGTTCCATTTGGTACCACGCAATGCTTCTCTGTTGTCTGAACTACGCAATGCTATAACACTACCATTTACCAGTGTTATTTCCAAGTCCGAATGATTTATTTTCTTTACCCAATGCTTTTCACTTAAGAACTGTATAAGGTCATTGAGTATGACATTTTTTGCTTGACGATATGTGGTTGCAATATACAACACTCGTCTATTGGGATATCTGGCAAATTTAGCCAATTCATTGATGGCTAGATATGTTTTACCAAATCGTCTACCTGCAACCACCACACGGAAACGTGCAGGATCTAGACTTATGGTGTTTTGTGGTTTTGTGAGTTTCATGTCGTATAAAGTGCTGAGTTAGGTGGCTTAGTATCTGTACTAAAGTGCATTATGTGAACAGGCAGTATCACAATCACACACAACAAACAGTTTCCTCCTTTGAGATTAAATTGTTTATTAACACATGTGTTACCGCCTTGAGTTTAACCGGAACTCTGGAGATCATCATTCCTAACCCAGCATTTTTATTTATCTTCTTCACTGTCTGTCCATGGTAACACTTGATCACTTTGTTTGGTAACAGGTGACTCTGCTTGTCCTAATATGTTCTTGCCCAGCCATATCAACATCACACGATCACCTTTCATTGCAAGGTCTAATTGTGCTCTACGCAACTTCTGTTTCGTTTCGGTTGTGGCCTTTTCGTATATATCTGCGAAATTGTCTCGCAATGTGCCTACTGGTACACCAAACCAGTCTGATAGTTCTCGCCAACTACTGTGTAGTGCGGCTAATTTGTAAAATTCTTCTTCTGGTACAACTGTTTTTGCACGGCCAACAACACGTCCTCTAACGGTTTTTTCGCCATACTTTATGTTCTTTACTTGATATCTTTTGCTGTATTTCTCGTGTGCTTTAGAACCTTCACTTTGTGTTTGTTCACTTAGTGGTTCACTGTCTGAAAAATCTTCATACTCAGTTGACATTGCGTTCTCCTGTAAATCACTGTCGTCGTCAGTGTAACGTAGAAAGTATTTATCTCTTTAAACTGGTTTATCGATGATTTCTGCCATCTCTGTGGTGATTTCTGCTAGTGGAATGTGTTGCAGTATGGGTAATTCATGTTTGTTTATCCAATCAATCCATGCTAATCTGCCTTTGCGATCTCTACATGTACTACAACACAATGCAGGTTGCCCTGATGAATTAGTTCTACCCCAATTGATTAAGGGTTCACAGTTGTCATGCTTGTTGATTATTGTTTTTTGCATATTCTTATTATACTATACCTCTAGCAGAATGTCAAGTCATAGTTGTCCTTAACTTGAACCTTTATACCTTACAGTGGTATTAAAAAGGTCTAAAGACCTAATAACTTCAAAGATATCATTCACTTCGTTCATTTCATCTTTTTCGTTATTGTTTTACTTCGTCTCATCCCCCCTTGATGTTATAACCATGAGACCTCAAATGTAGTTTCTGCCAAATAAAAAAATGACTCACTACTTTTGAAGTCTGCATATAATACCATGCCTACTGAACATCAATTTTACTGCAGAAGGTTGACTATGTATAACTGCTAACCGTATGTACGGAAATTGCCCTCTAACCAATCTAAGTAACACATTGTTCAGGCTATGTTACTATCTCTGACCGCACCGCCTTTTAGGTCAAGTCATCTCAGTGCTTTTTAGGGTTCTGTATTAGTTTTGTATTAGCCATGTTTGCCTATCACATTTACTTATCATCTGACCAAAAAAATCCCCCTTAAAAGATGAGTTAAAAGGGGGACCTAATTATACGATATTTAGGAAATCACGACATTTCGACTCGAACGAGTCTCTTTGTGCGATAGATAGGAACTAGTAATTGATTTTGGCAAATACGGCTACTTGAATTCCTATCCAATAATTATTTATCAAAAAGATAAACTTCATGAGACAATCATGAGTAAATAATATTGGCTTGTCCTAACGCCTACTTTAGATGTAAAGTATTCAGAATATCCTGGTAATACTGGGATATTCTGATAAATATTATAGTACGACATTAAAAAGGAAATAAACATGTATCAAATAAAATATACCAAACTATCAGGCACAAGAAACAGTGAAATAAACACTATATTCTGCAGAATAAACCGAGATGACAAGCAGTTACTCATAAACATATTGCAAGATGCACTTTATGTTATAGGTGAAGCACAACATGAATTCACAGAAGTAGATACCTTTGTGACCAAACAATTCAAGTGTTTTGGCAAGGGCAAATACAATAAAAAAGCACAATACTTGGGTGTTAATGCCATAATCAGTGGTATGCTGAAACAACACAAAAAAACCAAAGACAAAGACTTCACGATACATCAGATCAAAAATCTAGAACATTTGTTTGGTGCTTTTGACAAAATCAACGGTGTTTTGGTTGCAAACAAATGGCCAGAAACCATATATGCACCTGATATTGAATTTGTGGAAATTTAATTACTTTTTGTTGTTATATCGAACTGTTTGCACTTTGTTCCATGCTTTGTGCCTGTTACATCTACTGTAATACTGATATTCAATTTTGTTTGCGTCTAGTATGAAATTATCCCAATAATACAGTCTTTTAATGTACTTGTCTCGCACATACTTGCGTTTGTGTGTGTTATAAACAGTCAAGAAGTGCTCTAGTACCTCTTTGCCTTCTCCCGTTGCACACAGACGGTCTATGTGCGTCCTAACCTGGTATACAATGTGGTTCTTGATACTTAATGTGTTGATTATGTCTTCAACTTGTTCGATTAATTTATTTTGATAATTTGTTAATTTGTTCATCTACCCAACTTTTTATTCCAGGATATCCCCACAATGCCATTGCCAAGATGACGCCGCCATCCGTCATGCTTTTACCTTGTGCTACTGCCCTTCTATAGTTAGGTTCATGTCTTGCTATAAAACTTTTTATGCGTTTGATTGTGTCTAGTGATAGGTTGTCTGCATTGGCAAGTTGATTTGCCCTTGCTACACCTACAGGTGTTCCTGCTCTTTTGCTTTTTGGTAATTCTTTGCGAATAGCCAGTGCTCTTCTGGCTTTGTCTTGTGCTGTTTTTGGAGGTACTGGCATTATCTCAAGTCCTTGTCATGTTTACGACTACCTCGTATAAAACTGTTTACTCTGGCCATTGCCCATTGTGTCATGCCTACACCAGGTCTTGAACCTGTCAACCATGCGGCTTCTCCACGTTCAAACACTTTCTTGAGTGTGCCGTAAGGTATGCCACTTTCTTTTGCTTTTTTACGCAATGACTTTTCTACTGCTTTATTTTGTCTTCTTGCCAAGTCTCATCCTCTCATCTATCATGCTTTGTGGTACTTTTTTGCCTGCTTTGGCTAATGCTTTCATACGTTTAGTAATACTTGCTAATTGACTACGTTTTGTACCTTTTGTACCACTAAGATACTTCTTTGGTAGTCCTGTTTTTTTGTCTTTTGGTGGTCTTCTCATTATAACATTCCTCCTATAATAGAGGCTAATAGTGTAACAAGTGTGGTTATTGTACCACCCATAATCATGACTATGCGATTGTCTAGGCGATCTAATCTTTCCTGAAAGAATGTCCTGTTTTCTTTTACAGCACTCCTAAGGTCATCTATATCCTCCATCATATGGGTCAGATGATTGTTTTTGATCTGCTCAATCTCTTTTGCTAATTCTTTTGTTGTTACTCTATTAGCCATTATATCCTATTGCTTCTCTCAATTGTTCTAACTTATCTCTGTCTTGCTGTATCAAACAAGGAACATGTGTACTATCACCACCTTCATCTGGATGACTCCATAACCATTCACTGTGGTCATACTTTTTATTTAACATATCACACATATCTGACAGTTGTTTTGCTGTCTTATTTTTCATTACATAGACAAATGCTTCCATCTTACTTTGTATAAATGTTGCGGCAATAGTATTTAAACTGCCTTCATCATTGTCCCAAATAATAATAGAATCCATAAGTTTATAACTCCACGGGCATACTTTACGAATTTTTGCAAAGTATTTTACCCAGGTACTATCCTCTTTTGCTACCTTTCCTTTTACGTCCACGTTTTTGTTTTTGTTTTTTCAATATGGCTTCTTGTAAGGCTTTGGGTAATTTTTTCTGTTTAGGTGTCAGTGCCATTATCCTCTTTTACTCCTTCTTTTGCCGCCACGTTGTGTTTTTCTTTTCTTCTTTTTCATTCCGCCTCTTTGAGACCGTTTCATTCCTGCCATTTTATTTCTCCTTAATTTTCAGCATCACTGGGATTATCTGGTAATCCTAAATCTGTTACTTTATCATGTTCTTTTTCTGTGTATGTAGGCAAACCAGTTAAGTCACATGTGGGTTTTATAAATGCCCATTTGCTGTTTACACATTCTACTGCTATGGCCCATGTGTTTGTTCCATTGCTGTCTGGTAAACCTAATCTACTGTCAATAGTTGCCATTGCTGTATTGGCATCTGCTTGTGAATCAAAATATAACCAAATCATACTGTAGGCCTCGCATTTTTGTAAGGATGATCTGCTGGTAAACTGCCATTTAGACCATGTTCCCAAGCCATATAACCTTCTAACAGTTGCCTATTTGTGTCACTGCTATCTTCAATACATACAAGTTCATACATTTTTGCGTTAGCAAACATAAATTGATTTGTACCACCACCTGGTCCACCACCTAGATAACTAAAATCGTCATCTAGATCTAGTGTACTGGTGCCTGAACCACTTGATCTACTTCCAAGATCTGCGCCGTTTAGAAACATCTTACTTCCGTGGTAAGGATCACCTGCCCCCATACTGCTTGATACCATTTTCTTAACACCTGTACCACCATTACCAAACGCACTGAAGCCATTGTTGAATCTGTTATTTAGACCAACACTTCCTGAACCTGCTGCCACACTAAAGGCACCGTGTGCTCCACTACCACCACCAGGTGGTCCAGCAACTTGGAAAAATTTGTCTGCTACACCACTAAATTGACTGGTATATGCTACAATGTCTACTACAGCAACCATACATATAGCATCACTGCCATTGAAACTAAATCTACTGTCTGCTTGTAAAAAATCATCACTACCATCAAACAATACATGTTTGTCTGTGCTGTCAAATGTAGGTTGTTTACTTGAGGTTGACTGAGTGAAATCTTGTTGTCCTGTACCGTTTGCTTTATTGTTCCAACTGGTTACATTTGTACCACTTGCAGTTATTTCACTTGATTCTGCTTTCATCCATATTTGCGTGGTTATCTCATTAGGTTGCCAATCAGCACCACCACCACTTGCTGGTTTGAAAAATCCTTGTCTAGCACTAAATGGCATCTATACTCCTATAAGTATGGTGTTATTTCTGCTATAAATTGATCAGCACTTGCTTTATCTGTGATAAAACCATTATCTACCATACCATTGGCACGAAGTTCTGGTACTCCTGCATTTATTAGATATTGTTTTAATTCATCATTGCTCATAAATTACTCCTATGCGTATGCTTTAGTTAAACTTGCGTAATATGTTGTACCATCAAAGAATACACTGATAACATCTATACTACCACCTGCTGTACTTAGAGTTTTATCACCACCAGCAAACTTCATACTACTGGTTAGTGCGTGTGACCCTGTACCGTCTTGTGTTATAATGATTGTCATTGATGTACCTGCTACAGCATTGGCAATAGTGTTTATTGTTATACCACCTGTTGCTGTCAGTGTATATATACTACCATTAGTGGCATTTAAGGCACTACTTTGGTCACCACTTACACTACCTAAGTCTACTTTTGTTTCATTAAATGCTTTTAGTACTGTTGTAGCACCTTGTATTGTACCACCTGTTTGAATACCTGTACTGCTGATGTTTGCCCATTCTGTAGTTGTTTTTATTGCATTGTATCCACCTACAATGTTACCGCCACTGAAAGCATTTGCTGATTGATAAAAACTGACTTTGTTAGTGCCCATAACACTGGTTTCACCGTTGTTACTTGCTAAGAACAAGTGTGCTTCATTGGCATCTGTATCAATTCCTACTTTTTGTTTTGGTGTGCTTACAAAATATGCATCTGTTCCTGTGTTTGCAGTCCAGTCTTCACTGGCTGTAAAGTATACACCACCTGGCAACATACTTCTTGTTCTTGGAAATGGATTTGTTTTACTACTACCATATACTCCAAATACACCTAAGCCTTG